ATGCAGGAGGGGGGCCTGTTTTGCGGACCCCCCTCCCCCGGTCTGTCAGGTTCGCGAGAACCTATCAGAATCTTCGGTCACTTTTACATGGACGCCGGAAACATTCTCACGAACGATCTCATTGATCGCATCAAGAATCGCAACATCCTGATCAGCTTCTGACATCTCATCTGAAGTGATCACTACCCTGCCGAGGAGGGCCAGGGTGTAGTACCCGGCGGACTCATCATACTCGGACCATTCCTCGAAGTGAGTGAATGGATTCCAAGGATTGTCCACAGTACTGAGCATTACATCTTCTGTTGCCATGTCAATCCTTTCTATCCGAGTGCGTCTGACAAGGTAGAGCCAGGTACGCCAAGTGCATCGGCGATCTCTGACTGGGTGTACCCACGTGCAAGCATTACCTTGGCACGGGCCATCTTAGCGTCCGTCATTACAGGGCGGTCTCTAGGAGTGGCGAGGGTCTTGATGTGTTCTGCCTGTGCGTTAGCAAGCAGGGCGTTGAGAACATTGGTGGAGATGGCGTTGTTCTGGACGGCCTCCCATTCACGCTCGGTGAACGTTACTGCTTCCTTCTTCGCACCAAGACGTATACGAGCTTCCTCAAGGCCAAGACGATACGCTTTCTTAAGCTGGTCGTTTGTAGCCTGGGGGTTGGCCTTCTTCTTTGCATCGGCGGTAGCTTTTGCAGCAATGCGGGCCTGTCGTTCGAGGGGGGCGTTCTTTTGGGCCACGTTAAGCTTGGCCTTCAGGGACGCTACCTCATGCTCATACGTCTTCTTAGCGAGGGGGTTAACAGCGACGGGCTTGATAACCATGGATTCCTTACGGGCCTGGTTAGCAAGGGACTTAAGACGGTTGGCATGGTCCGCATACACGGTCTCCATCAGGGTACCCGATGAAAGCTCGTGTGCATCCTTAGCTTCTGCCATCTTACTGGACTTCTTACCAGGCTTAGGTACTTCTACCTCAGTAACCTGACCAGTGCGCTTGTTGACCTTCGTCTTAGTGTAGGTCTCACCTGTGTAGGTCCACATCTTTTCGCCCGTAACGGGATCGATAGGACCACCATCCTTTGCAGAACGGGGCTTACGATCCAACACGGGAGCCTGAGACTTGGCCCTCGAGATGATAGTAGAAGCACCAGACTTACCCGTTTCGGGATCGTACTGATATTTCTTCTTCAACTGCGCAATTCCATTGTCCTTCTCAGACCTCTTGTAGTCGAGGTTGTGCTTCTCAGCATCGATTACGACCATGGAGTGACGAACAGCACGGGCCAGCTCAGCGTGGCTAGCCTTCTTGATCGTCATATCCGTAATGAGGTTAGAGACGACACCCATCTCTTTCTGCTTACCCTTAGGCGTCATGCCATTGGAAACCGGATCTCCATGACTGTCCTTAGGCATCGCATAGTCAACCTTAGGATCGAAGTTCTTGAGCCCATCCAGAGGAGGAGAGGTCTTGATCTTCTTGTCATTATTGGGGATAACCAGAACAGTGTCACCATCGAAGTCAGCACCGGAAAGCCGCTCAGCGACCTTACTGTTGATACCGACTGCATCCTTCGCCTGCTTAAGAACAGACAGGGCTTCCTTATTCTTGTTGTTGACCACGAGCTCGGGGATCTCGAAGATACCACCGTGCGGGTGTCGAATAAGAACGACCTTCTCACCGTGTCGGAAGTTAGGCGCGTAGACCTCACCATCCTTGAGCGAGTTGATCGGAAGGATCACCTGGTTTCGAGTGCGCGGCAGACCAGCAGCCTTAAGATGGACGGCCGACGAATCAGCACCATCAGCGAACTCCTCGAGCAGCTTCTTCTTAACAGCCGGGTTGGTGAGGGCGAGGATATCATCCAGGTCATCACGCTTCGACTGGAACGTCAGATCGAGCTGCTGCTTGGCGAGCTGAGGGCTCTGCTTCGAGAGCATCTGAGACGAGAAGGTACGCGACCACTGATTCCAGCGGCCTTCCTCGTTCACAGAGTCACCACTACCGACGCGGTTCAGAGGGGAGAGCTGCTGCTTTCCCTTCTTGTCGATATAGGTGTTCTGCGTGACCATCGATCCGAAGGGCATCTTCTCGTCAATATAGTCAGGATTCTCATCGTCTTTCTGCAGCTTCTTCATGGCGTCGAGCTTGTTGCCCGTGTTCGACTTGTTCGTGTTGAATACGATGTCCACACCATCAGGCATCTTGTCGGCGTACATCGCCATGCCCTTCAGGTAGTGAGTACCGTCAACAGCGATACGAACCTGTGCGTAAGCCTTACCATTCAGAGACAGATCTTCCACACCACGACGAAGCTGAATCACACCATCCATGTCCGCTCCGCCTTCTTCGGCGTAACGAATCCCGATCCTCTTGGAAGAGAAGTTTACGGGAGGCATGGTTGCACGATATGTTCCAGAGTCCGCATCGTAGTGAGCGGCGATCGTCTTGATCTGCGAGGGGTCAGCCTTCAGATCCTGGTACGTCTTGTCCGGACGAGCAAGGACCATGACGTTGGTTTCCTTGTCGCCATGAGTCGGCACCTTGTGGTAGAAGACCTGGTAGCCCTGATCCTTGAGGATGCCGATAGCCACCTGCTTCTTCGTGTTGCTGACACCGAGGTAGTGCTCGATACCAGTACCCACGTCGATATAACCGTCTTCGTCGACGCGCTTCTTGAGGAAGTCAGCAGTCTCAGTGAGTCGGTTGGCTCGTTCAGCCAGAGCAGGGTTGAGGCGTGCGCGAACAGTCGACTCGTTCTTGTAGCCGAGCTGCTTAGCGATTGCCGTGGCAGACATACCCTTGTCATGAAGCTTACGAATCTGATCGATCTCGTGCTGTCGAGTAGACGTAACCGCGATCGTCTGCATGGCACGGAGGTCGGCGCTCGACTTAAGCCCAAGGGCCTTGACGATGTCGCTTTCCTTCATGCCTTCGTTCTTCATGTCCTTGACGTACTCAAGGAAACTCTTGTGACGCTGGTAAGGATCCTTACCCGAGCCCCAAGGATATCGTCCGGAGTGCCTAGGCGTTCCGACGTGAGCGAGTTCCTGCTCGCCATCGATCTCGGCAAGATGCTGATAGAACTCTTCGATATCAGTGAACTGACCAGTCGTCTCGCTCACAGCATTGCCTCCAATCGTGCATTGTTGATGATGTCGTCGTTTCGCTTCATCAGTGCTATCACGTTAAGGATCTCGACAGGGTCGATCTCGAACGCGTACACCATGTCGTTCTGGTAGATACGTGCATCGATCTCGATCTCGTTGACGTCGATCTCATACTCGTGACAGAAGATAGCGATGTAGACCCAAAGCTGCTTCTCAGAAGCCTTGGTGTTCCCGGTCTTCAGGTCGAACACGCGAAGGCGCATCCTCTGAGTCTTGGGGTTCAGGCGGAAATCGATAGCATCAGCAGTACCGAAGCAGTTGTCCGAGAAATACAGAAGTACCTCGGTCTGCATGCGGTGACCAATGCAATCGTTGACGTACGAGTTGAGAGTCTGCCCAGTGTCAGGGAGCTTGATTCCCAAATCGATAAGCTCTGCTGCAAGCTCGTGCTTGCGAGTGCCGAGAGCTGCGGCTGCGGCGGTGAAGAATCGATCACGAACTTTGTCTTCGTCGTAATTGATCCAATGGTATTGGGACGCGCTCATGAACGCGTGTTTACCCACCAGGTTATAGTGGGGGTTGAATTGAAATGCCATCAGTTTTCTCCTAAGTCCAAAGGACTAACCTTTGAAGAACAGTGAGAGTTCTTCTAGTACCTGGTCTCGGTTCTCGGGATAAATGAAAGCTCCGAACGAATTGGTAGCTGCATAGTCCACATACCAAGGTTGGTTGGGACGAGGCCGCTCGTTCGCAGACTTCTTTACCTCGAGCAAAGCCCAACGGTCACGGAACAGGATGAGTAGGTCGGGTACTCCCTGTCTGTAGTTCGCGTCGTTCTTCTGGATGAGGCAGTTCGGGAAAATAGCCTCAAGATCTTTGACCAGGCGGTCTTGGAATTTACCTTCCGGTGTTCGGGCCATCAGTAACCACCCTCTCAAAATTTGAAAGGACAGTCACCGACAAGGTGATATCCTATTCCTTCTAACATAACGTGCGTAATTTGTGCTACCCAAACGATTGGGCACTTCTAGAGGGGTCGTGGCCACTTGCCCACTTTTTTGAATGAATTTGTAAACTTGTATAGAAACCCTAAAACTACTCCTAGAATAAGTTTATGAGGAAATAAGTGGGTAAGTGGCCACATTGGCCAAACGAGTGGGTCAACTTCCGCCTAAATAAAGGGCAAGAAGGGGTATAGACGCGCCCAATGGTTTGGGTACGAAAGTGGGCAAAAGTGGGCAGAATGGCCAGAAAAGTGGCCACGACCTCGTTGCGTTTGGCCAATAGTGCCCAATAAATTCTGACCAAAGTGGCCAAATGGCCAGAAAGTGGCCACGAAAATGTGAAAAGGAAAGCCCTCGCGGGCCTCCTTTTGAGGTTAGTTCTTGGTGTTCTTCCAGAATGCGTCGTAGTACGACTGTTGTTCTTCGGGTGTTGAGTTCTTGTAGAACTTCATCTTGGTGAGGTCGTTCCACGTGTCGTGCAGGAAGTCCTCGCGGTCCATGTGACTGGACTTGTTGAGGCGTTCGAGCTGACGCGTGAAGTACCACATACCAGAGATGCCGATCACAATGAGTGCAGCACCGATGATCAGGTTGAGTCGATCTTCGTTCATGATAGTTTCCTTTCAAGAGGGGTTCTCATAATAAGCTCTGTAATCTATGCGCGACAAAAAGAAAGGGTCTGTTAGGACCCCTCCTTTCCTAGTCCTTGGAGAGGCGGACTCGTGGGTAGTAGTGCGGGATGGCGTTCGTGAGGATGTTCTGGAGGTGGAACAGTGCGGACTCGGGGGAGTCGAATGCACCGGGCACAGCGTCCAGCTCAACCTCAACGATCAGCGTGGCCTTGGTACGGTCCATGATGTTTCCTTTCGTTGGGTCTCACTATAAGCCGTGTTCCGTACGCGACAAAAAGAAAGGGACTGGTTTTTACGCCAGCCCCCTCCTTTTACGAGGTGGTCATCTTGTTCAGAGTCTCCACGATGTAGTCGTTGACGTCTTCATCACTCATGACGCTGAAGTCGGGACCGGTGAACTCAAGTACGGTCTCCCAGTCGTCAGGCACCAGCACGTAGAGTGCGGAGCCATCGCGGGGGATGTACATGTGATCCGGCTTCGTCTTCAGGAGTTCACGAAGGATGATGTCGGCGTTCAGCTTGACCATGTTAGTGGGTTCCTTTCAAAAGAGGGGTTCTCACTATAAGGCCTGCTTTTTACGCGTGACTAGATACTCGTCATCTGATGGATCAACGAACTCTTAGGGAGAGTACAGACACAGGCCCGTATCTCCTCAGCTTTCCGGTAAGGGTGCGGGTGGTTCCTGCTCTCGCGAGGCTGAGCACAGTACTTACAGGCAGTCGATACCAGCGTATCCTTCTCGTAGTTGTGGATCTCATGAATGAACCTCGAATCGCTTGTCTCTTCCAAGGCACGCAGGGTCTCCTTCTTGAGGAGGGCGCTCTTGAACTTACTTTGCAGATCGGACATTACTCCGCCTTCTGAGGCTCCCTGAACCCAGTA